TAGCCGGTGATTTGAATACGCCGGTTACTTTTTTTGAAGTAAAACCAAACGATGGACCTGAACCGGGTGAACAAGAAAACAAGAAATTGTATTACTGCACTTGCTTAGTCTACAATCCTTCTTCTAAGGATAGGGATATTCTTAGCGGAAAAGGAACAAAGAAGGCTGTCACAATCAAGATTCGAGATCCATTTACAGATTATTTGCCAAACAATGCGCATAAAGTAGTCTTGGATGATTTTCGTTACAAAGATGATGTATGGGATATTGTAGATTTCGCGCCAGATATTGAGAATAACGATTTTCTTAAAATCATCTTGGGGGTGACTTCATGAGCGTTTCAGTTAAAGGCGTGGATGAGATACTAAAGAATCTCGAAGCTAAGCTTGGTCCGACAAGAACCAACCGAATCGTAAATAAGTCGCTTAAGAACTATGGGCAAAAACTGCAACAAGATGTGCAAGAGGCGGTATCCAGTTACATGGATACAGGTGAAACGCATGACACTGTAATTGCTTCTGGAGTGAAAAAAGGACCGCCTAAAACGATCGAAGTTGGTTGGGGTCAAGGTTCAAGATGGCGCTTAGTGCATTTGAGTGAGTTTGGCTATACTCGGTTTGGTAAGTACATTAGCCCTAGAGGGATGGGAAAATTGCAAGGTGTGGTTGATAAAACAGAAGGATCTGCATTTGAGGAGATGCGGTCAGAATTGGAGGAGTTAGCACGATGAAAGATATGATGATGGAAGTCTACAACGTTTTATCTGCTGATCCTACGATTGCAAAAGAGGTTACTGCAAAGAACATTAAATTCTATGAAGTACCTGAAAGCTTCGATTCGACCAAACCTTTTATTATCATCGATACACCACTTGGACCACCAACTAGTGCTTACTATGCTGCCAACAAAGAGATGTCGCAAACGTTCAGTTATCAAATTAACGTCGAAACTCAATCAAGGATTTTGACGAAAGAAATTGCTAAAGCAGTGAAAACTGCGATGTGGGATTTTGGTTATGCCCAGTTAAATGGTGGGCTTGACGAATATTTTTCAGAAACAAAACGCTTTGTGGATGCAAGGCGGTATCGAAAAAATACACAAATTCACGACACTGATTATTAATCGGTGTCTATTTTATTAGGAGGAATTTATAAATGGAAACTTATGGCTTTGATAAATTATCGGTTCGAAAACTTACTACAGCTTTAGAACCAGATACAACAGCGGAAATTCACATTTTAGAAGGTAAGCAAAAAGAAGGTGGACCAACTGCCTTCGACTTAACAGGGCTATCCAAAGAAGCGGTGAAAGTATTTGCCGGTAATGTTGAGTATTACTTGTCCAAAAAAGGTACCGGATCAGTAGCTGCAAACTTTGGTTTACTGGATGTACCTGTTGAAGTTGAACAAGAAATCTTAGGATTGATCAAAATGGCGGAAGGTATTGACGGTTTCGGTGATGAAACGGATCCTCCTTATATGGCTGCAGTCGTTGAAGCAGAAGATTTATATGGTGAACCAGTTGCTTTTGCTATGGTAGCAGGTTCGTTTAATCGTGATGGTTTTTCATTGGCTACGAAAAACGATGAAGATTTTACACCTGAAGCGGGCGAATATGTTTACAACGCAATCTCTCGAAAAATTACTATTGGTGAAAATGATAAAACTGTTAAAGTCTTACGTGCATTTGGGACGGCTGCAGTCGCTCAACTAAAAACTGCCGTTCTTGGTGGTGCTGTTACACCTCCAAGTGGTGGCGGACAGTAATATGACAAAGGTTAGTCTTCGGACTAGCCTTTTTATTTTTGATTAATAGGAGGAATTATACATGTCAGAAATTGGAAAAGAAATCAGATTGGATCTAATGATCAATGGAACAAGAAAGACCTTCACGCAAAGTCACGTGCCTTATTCAAAAGCTTTGGATTACACGGATGGTGAAGCAAAACTTTTTAAAAAGGATGAAGAAGGCAATGATGTTGCTCCTCCAGCCAGAGTGCTTACTGAATTCCGTGCTGAGTTTGTAGCCGGCTTGTTTGATGATAAAGATTTAACCGGAACTGTCCTTTTAGATGGTATCGATGCATGGGACAGAGATTTGATCATGGAAATCATTATGTACCGTGTCTTAGGTTACGAAAAAGATGTGGAAGAATCAGATCCAACAGATAAGAAAGACCCAAAAGGAAAAAAGGACGGAAAATAAGTCCGTCCGATCATCATGAGTTACAGCTAGATGTCGTGAGATCTATATTGAAGATTTATCCCAGTTGGACAATCAATGACGTTCTAAATACAGATACGCTGTACCTTTATGAAATTATGTTTAAACAAACGCCAAAAGGAAAGAAAAATAAAAAACGCAAAGAATTTAAGCCGTTGGCTGATTTAGTGAAAGGGGGCGGATGATTTGGCTGGTGCAACTCCATTAGGAAATATGGTCATAAAGCTAGGTTTGGATGATGCTGATTTTGGGAAAGGCGTTGCTAATTCTAAAAAGCAAGTACAATACCTAGCAAAAGAAATGCAAGCAAATATGAAAGTAGCTGATTTGGCAGGGAACAAACTTAGCAAATTAGGTACTCGATACGATAGTTTAACACAGATTATCAAAGCACAAGAAAACCAAGTTTCCGCCCTCAAGAAAGCTTATGATGGTTCATTTGTTGACGGTAAAGCTACTGACTCCACGAAACGGCTGGCTAACCAATTACAAGATGCTAACGGTAAACTGGCAAACTATAAACTACAGTTACAAAATACTGCAGGAGCGATTGCTGACTATCAAATCAGAAATGAAGGTTTAACTGGTTCAATCAATAAAGCAAGCGATGTTTTAATAAACAACGGCAAAAGACTAGGGGACATAGGGTCTAGTTTGACAAAAGGCTTAACTGTACCTATTGCGGCTGGCGTGACTGCTGTGACTGCCGCTGCTATTAGTTGGGAATCAGCATTTGCTGGTGTAAAGAAAACATCAGACGAAGTGGTGGATAGCAATGGTAATGTTGTTTATTCATACGATGATCTTGAAGCGAGTTTAAGAAATCTTGCAAATGAACTACCGTCAACCCATAGTGAAATAGCTGCTGTTGCCGAAGCTGCAGGGCAGCTGGGGATTCAAACAGACAATGTTTCTGCATTTACTAAAGTAATGATCGATCTAGGCGAGTCAACAAACATGAGCGCTGAAACAGCTGCCACCGAGTTGGCTCGTTTTGCTAATATTACACAAATGTCGCAAGATAAATTTAGCAACTTAGGATCTGCATTGGTTGACTTAGGTAATAACTTTGCAACAACAGAATCTGAAATATCGGCGATGGCATTACGGTTAGCAGGTGCCGGTGCTCAAATTGGCATGTCCGAAGGCGACATTTTAGGATTTGCAGCAGCATTAAGTTCTGTTGGTATTGAAGCGGAAGCTGGTGGGTCTGCCTTCTCTAAAGTGATGGTTAATATGCAATTAGCTGTTGAAAAAGGAGCGGGTTCATTTGACGAGTTGAAAGCACATGCCGAGGATCAAGGTGTTTCTTGGGAAAGATTAGTAACAGCAGTACGAAATGGTGGCAAAGAACTAACTGGTGTTTCCAAAGAAATGGGATTTACATCTGCAGAACTTAAAAAGATGTATAAAGAAGCTGACAATTCGAAAACTAGCTTGGAACAGTTTGCTGATGTTGCCGGAATGACAGGTGACAAATTTGCTGAAATGTTCAAATCTAATCCATCTGAGGCAATTATGAAATTTGTCGAAGGGTTAGGAAAAGCCGAAGAACAGGGGTCGTCTGCAATTAGTGTGTTGGACGACATGGGTATAACTGAAGTTCGGTTAAGAGACAGTTTGCTGCGTGCTGCTAATGCCAGCGGAGTATTTGCTGGGGCAGTAGAAATGGGTAACAAAGCGTTCGGAGAAAATACTGCACTTGCTGAAGAAGCTGGCAAGCGTTACGAAACAACGGAATCCAAACTAAAAATGCTTAGAAATGAGGCAGTGAACGCTGCTATTGATTTGGGTGGTCCTTTTGTTGATGCATTGAGAGATGGGTTAGAATCGAGCAAACCTTTAATCAAACAAATCGGTAATCTAGCTGAGGCGTTTAGCAATGCGGATCCTAAAACCCAACAGATGATCGTAAAATTGATAGCTGCTACTGCGGCCGCTGGCCCTTTGTTATCAATTACCGGGAAATTAAGTGGCACTATTGGAGGGTTAGGAAAATCCTTTATTGATCTAAGTGCAAACATGGCCAAGAAAAAAGCTATTGATGAAGTTAAAAAATCATTTATTGATGGAGATATTTCCGCCAATGACTTTCTAAAAACCTTAGCAGGTGGGTCAGGTACAATGACACAATTTGGAGCTGCTGCCAGTGGGGCGGCAGGATCTGGTGGCATAGGAGCCATGTCGGCTGCGCTCGGTCCATTAGGCCCACTTATTCTTGGTATCGTGGGTGTTGGTGGTGCTCTTGCAGTCGGGTATGGTGCATGGAAATTATTCGGTGAAGAAGCTTGGAATTCTAGTCAACGTGTCCAACGTTGGGGAACTGATGTTGGAGAAGCCGTTGATGGTACCTTAATAAAAGTTCAGGATAATACGCAAAAAGCATCAGGGCAATTCGGTTTAATGGCAGATGGATTTGCCACTAATTCTGACTCTATGATCTCAAATTTTGAGAAAATAGGTCAGACCATTGAAGACAGCCTTGTGAAGAAAGTCGAGGGCTTGGATAAATTAATAAAAGAGCTTCCTGAATCTGTTAATTCTTCTGTCAGTGAAATGGTAGAAGACGAAAAAGTTAAGGCGGAATCTGCATTACAAACAGTCCAAGAGAATACCGCAAGAATCACAGAGATAAAGAAAGCAGCTAGTAATAGCAATCGAGAGATTAGTGTATCTGAAGCGAAAATTATTCAGGATCTGGCGAAAAATACAACTCAAGCATATGTTGAAACTTTAGATGTTTCTGCAAACGAGAAGAAAAAAATACTTGCAGCCATGAACGCAGATGTAGCAAATGCAACAGAGGAAGAAGCAAAATTGTGGTTGCAATCTTTAGGTAAGCAAAGGCAAATAGCCCAGCAAAATGCAACTTTAAGTAGACAAGAAAAAGAAAAGTACCTACAAGATTTGGGATACAACTTAGATGGCGAGTTCGCTAAGAAATTTCTGGCGGCTTGGGATGAGATAAATTCAACGACTGTAAAAGGTTTTGATTCTCAAATGGAAACGATTCTTAAAAAATATCCTGAATTGCAAAATGAGGTCTCTCTTGCAAACGGTCAACTAATTTCGAGTATGGGTGATTATGCTGATAGTGCAATTGCAGAAAACGAAAAAATCCTAAAGAGCGCTTCTGACTTATCAAGAGAATTGGCATCAAATGCAGAAAAGAATGCGGAAAAAATCTCTTGGACTGCATCAGAATCAAGTAAGGCTGGTAAGAAAGCAGCTCAAACTTGGAATGATTTAGTTTTTGATGAAAAGACCGGAGAAGTTAAATCCAATGTTGCAGAGGTCGTTACTGAAGCTACTAAAGATTCTCTAACGTGGAATAATTTGAAGCTAGTAGTCCATGATGCCGACTTAGATAGTAATGCAAAAGACGTTATCGGTGAAGCTGCAATTGCTAATGGTTGGTGGGACGGTATGGCTTGGTCCGATAAAAAAGCAATACTACAAGACGAATTTTCGATAACAATGTACAAAGCATTAGAAGACTCGGGAAAATGGGCAGAGATGTCATTTGATGAGAAAAAAGCATTCCTTTACTCTAATACTCCAGAAGTCATGGCAGAAACAATGCTTAATTTGGGGATGTGGGAGAAATTTCAACCCCAGATTAAAAATTTGAATGCTGAAAATTATGATCTCTTAAATGCATTAAGCTTTTCGAAAACTTCATTGAACGAGTATAACGCACTAAATCCAGAAGTTAAAAGATTGATAGCAGAAGATCCAGCAACCTTAACGGTTAGTCAATCTAAGAAAATGCTAGAAACATATAACAGTGTTTCTCCAGAACTAAAAAGATTATTGGGAGACAATACGAATGTAAATAGCATATTGGCAAACTCTAAGAGCAAAATCAATGATTACAATGCTACTGGCGTTGGTGCGAAACATTTACATGCAACAGCAGATTATTCTGAAGTACTAAGAGCGAAGAGTGAAATTGCTCAAGTATATAGCAAAAATGTGGTAATTGATGTTGAGTATCGTGGGAGAAGAACAGGACAGACAGCTATTCCAAATGCCAAAGGAACAAATTACCACCCGGGTGGAGATATGATCGTAAATGATCAATCAGGACCATTATACAAAGAGTTGGTTCAGTTCCCTGGTCAGGCTCCATTTATACCTCAAGGTCGAAATGTGTATATTCCCAATGCTCCTGCAGGAACGAAGGTTGCTCGAGCTAGTATCACCAAATCGATCATGCGGCGCTTGGGCATTCCAAAGTATGCTGACGGTGTGGGTATTCCGGAAGATTCCTCATTGGTTCGGAACTTGAGAAGTATGAGTCCATCTGTAGAGCCAACATCAACTACGATTGTTAATACGCAAGACTATACGGATCGATTGGATCAATTAATTAAAATTATGAAGAATTTTGATAACAGCCTTAAAAATCTTCAACTTGTAGTAGATAAAAAAATAATGGGTACAGTTGCAAATGAGCAACAAAATCTAAGAGAAATGGTGATCAAAACAGTTAGGGGGGAAGCTAGATGAAGTCAGATGTGCTTATAAAGTTTGGTTCGTATGAACTCACAAAAAATATGGACTTAATAGAGTCGCCGGATTTCTCTATTCTTCCTCTATCAGAGACCGAATTGGAAGAATCGGAAAACGATAAAAAGCTATCGCTGAATTTTCAAATGGAGTCTGATGATTTTGTACAATCCAGAGATGAATTAGCTTTAGCATTGTACGGTAAAAAAGAAAACAAATTGACCATCTCTATCTTTGAGAATAGATATTGGTTAATGAGTGTGGAAGATAGCACATCATTTGTTCGCAGTATGGATTCAAGAGATACGATTGATGTTGAAATAGAATTTAAGCTGAGCAAGAATCGCTCCTTTTCCACAGTAATTGAAACATTTTCGGTTAAA